CTCCTAGATCACATAGGCAGTGCCGCTGAAAGCACTGGTAAAGGTTATCACCATTTGACTTTTGCTTGGGTAAGAAAAGGTGCCTTCGCATTGTGTTCCAGCAGAGTCGAGAACGACCGCAGTTGGCTCACCGTTAAGATTGTGGTTGATGGTCCACACCGCACTTGCGATCGCTTGAGTGTGAACATAGAAAATCTCTCCACCACCTGGGCCTTGCGGTCCTGGGGCTGAGACGACAATTGTTGGAATGATCGGCTGGATGATTACTGCATCATCACTCATCGGGTTACCTCCGCTGAAACTACGACCTGGCCCTGTGCCAATCGATAAACAATTCCGCCTTGAGAAGTTATCTCGATGTCATAGTAGTAGGTTCCAGGAATGATTGCGCGGGTTTGTGCAGCCGATGCAGCAACTTCCACCGTTCCGTTGGTTGGCGTTGGGATTGTGATCCCATTACCGCCTGTTGCCAAAGATAAAACCGCTACTGGGTCCTCGGGTAAGGATCGGATCTGAAGCGCTGCTGTGTAGCCAGTTAGGTTGACTGGAACCGTTGCGATACCGCCTGAAATGTAGATGCCTGTGGCTGGGTTGGTCACGGTGAAGTTGGAACCACTCACGCCAGCGATCGTTGCAGCCTGGAAGTTGTATTGCGATGGTAGAACGCCTGAGATGTTTACCGTTTGCCCGCCAAAGAAGTTATTGTCGGCCGTGAAAGTTACGGTTGTTCCGTTGCCTGTGATGTTTGTGATCGTTGCAGGTTGTTTGTACTGGAAGTTGATGAACCAGTTAGCGCCTTGGTTGATTACGGTGTTATAGACGACTGCCATGTCACTCCTTCGGCACTTCGGATTGCGTAGGTTCAATCATAGCGCTTCCACATTTAGAACAATGCGACATTGACTTTGGCATTGGCAATCCACAACGCGGGCAGAAGTTTGCCAAAGCGCCAAAGTAAGACGCAACGCTGCTCTTGCCAAGTAGATCTGAAAAGGCCTGAACCAAAGCATCAATGCGATCAGGGGACTTTGCATCTTGCGGGGTCCAAATCGTCATCTGATCCTCCAGCAGCGGATACTCACCGATGTGGTGAATGCGGCCTTGCTCATACATCGCAGCAACTGGTTCGGCTCTCAAGCGCTTACCAACATGGGCGCGAATTTCACGGATCGGTAAGCCCAAGCGCACCTGCTTCAACACGGCACTCACCATGTCGCCGCCTTGGTTTACTTCAACCAAAATGCTGTCGGCTTTGTGTTCATCAAATACGGCCACGGCTTTGCTGGCCCAATCAAGCGGTGATCCACGGAATGAGTAGTCGCCCAACACATAACCGTGACCCGAAGCATCAGAACCGCACACGATAATTCCAGTCTCATCGCTTGCATCGGTATTAGTTACAGCAGGGTCAATCGACACCACGATCCGAGAAAGCGGTGGGGCCTTGGGTAAGCGAGCGCGTTCGATCATGCCCTTGGTCCAAAGTGCGCCTTCAACATCCTCGAGGATTTCGCCGTATAACTCCTGGCGGCCCAGGCGTGTGCCGTTGTATCGGGCCTGGAGTTCCAACAGGGCGGCTGGGGCTAGGTTGGCTGCGTTATCAAAGGTTGATCCGCGTGTGACCACGACAGAGCCGTCTGTGCGGCCCGCTAAGGCCCGAATGAGGGGCGTTGGCTTGGGGGTGGTGGTAACGATAACCCTGGGATGTTCGCCCAGGCGTAGCCCAAACTGTAACTGATCCCAAGAGTCGGAATATCGGTAAGAAGCCAACTCATCGCACCAGGCCCCATGGTGCTGCGGTCCACGGAAGCGCTCAGGTTCGTCAGCCGAGAAAAGTTTAATTCGGGAACCGTTGTTAAGAATGATCTCACCGTTGTTACGGTTCCAAGTCTTGAGCATTCGGTATCTACGCAGAACGCCTAGAATTCCTGATTGGCCCTCAGCGCAAGTATCTCTAGCGTCACCGAAGGTCGGGGCTACGATCGCCCAGCGTGTCATCGGCGCTTGGATCGCTTCCCACGCCAACCACTCCGCTGCCGTTCTCGTCTTGCCCGCTCCGCGACCCGCCATGTAAAGCCAGGTTTTCCAACTCCCCTGCGGTGGCAACTGTTCCGCTCTCGCTTGTTCCACCTTCCACTTCCAACGGCTCGCCGCTATCCACTCCTCGGATGAGATTGACGATGCGTTCGATGTCTCCATCAATGTCTTTGGTTCCGTCATAATTCACCACCTCTGCTTGGATGCGTTGAGGGGCATCTATGCCCACCAATCTTGCCCTTCTTTCCATCAAACGGATAATCGTACCGATGGCTCGATCATCACCCTTCATAGCCCTTGGCCATAAAGCAACCTGCATACGATCCAAACGGTCCAACTCTTGCCAGCGAAACTCCTCGGGCGCTTGAGGGATGTTGCGTGTCATGATTCGTTCCAAAGCACGCTGTGCGCCTGACGGTGTTGCGTATCCGACCTCTTCGGCTATGCGCTGAAAAGTAAAACCCGCCCTACGCAGTTCCAGGACCTTTGCTTCTTTGGCTTCCAGTTCCGCAGCCTTCTCCTCGGCTGTTTGTTCGGGTGCTTGGATCACCTCGACTGTAATCTTTTGCTCGGCTTCCTCCATCTTTTGCTCAAGTTCCAGGCAAAAGTTCTGCCGTTTTACCTGTGATGCGTTCAAAGCGGGCAATAATTACATCGCAATACTTCGGGTCAATCTCCATCACCCTGGCACGCCGTCTTGTCTGCTCCGCAGCAATCAGCGTTGAACCGCTACCCGCAAATGGGTCAAGCACCAGGTCGTTGGCTCTTGATGAGTTGTTGATGGCGCGTGTAATTAATTCAATGGGCTTCATGGTTGGGTGTTCTTTGTTTGACCGTGGCCTTGGAACTTCCCAAACGGAGTCTTGTTTGCGATCAGGTGGTTCTTGATGCGCGGCTCCAGGGGTCCAACCGTAGAAAATGCTCTCGTGGCGGTAGTGATAGTCGGCCCGCCCCATAACAAGGGCATCCTTTACCCACACCAGCGTGTGTCGCCAAACTTCAAGTTCGCTTAAAGGAATGCTGAAAGCCTGGAACAAGTTACCCGAGGGTGCGGCCACATACCAGCAAGCACCTGGCTTGGTGTAAGTAAACATGGCGTTGAATGATTGGCGCAAGAATTCCTCTAGCGCTCCAATGTCCAAATTGTCGTTCTCAATGGTCATTCCGCCCTGGCCAACATAAGACACGCCATAGGGTGGATCGGTCCACACTAGATCGACCTGGTCCTCGCCCAACAAGCGTTCGTAAGCCCCGACTTCGGTTGCATCCCCGCAAAAGAGTAAATGCTCGCCCAGTTGCCAAAGGTCTCCGTGTTTTACCTTGGCCTCGGGTTCAAGCGGTATTTCATCCTCATCGATTGGTTCAGGCTCGATTACCTGCGGCATTTCAAAGCCAAGCGCCTCGATATCAATGTTCGCATCGTGCAATTCCATGAGTTGCTGCGCCAAAAGCGTGTCATCCCACTCGGCCAACTCAGCGGTTCGGTTGTCGGCTAAAGCGTAAGCGCGAGCGGTTTCCATATCCCAATCAGCAGGAGCCACGGTTACATCAATGTGGTCCCACTTCAGGCTTTTGGCCGCTTCAAGCGTTCCGTTACCTGCCAACACAAAGCCGTCAGTCGTTATAACTATTGGCTTGCGTTGCCCAAACTTTGTAAGACTTGCGCAAATTGCATCCAGGTTCTTTTGGGAGTGCGTGCGTGCATTCCGTGGGTCAAAAGATAAATCTGAGATTAGCCTTCTCGTTACTTCCATTGCTCGCCTTCTTACTTAGTTAGGTTAAGCCTTGCGTCTAATAGATCATCAATGCTGCTCAATAGTAATTCTTTCTTTTGATGTGATAATCGATTGCCGTAGCGATCTATAAGCATTTCTCTAATGTTGCGCAGCGCTTCGTCAATCTCCGCAACCGTTACTTCTCCCTCAATAACAATCATGGCGTTGATCTTACTCTTTGTTTCGCCCTGCGCGTCTTTCTGCGATCGCGACCACATCCTGTTCACGATAATAGACATTGCGACCCGCTTTCTCCACCCATACGAGTTGTTTTCGATGTTGTAACTGCCTGAGGTTGTTCATTGTAATATTCAATCGAATGGCAACCTCCTGGGCAGAGAGCAACCCTTCGCTTACCATCCTGGAGCCTCTGTTCGGCTAACTTGAGTTTGACTGCGAGAAGCAGCAGCACGCTGAACCTTGGGAACGATGCCAATGTCAGAAGCGTTGATTTCCAAAGCCGTCTTATCAACTCCATCACGCCCCTTAAAGGTTGATTGTTTCATTGTGCCTTGAACTAGAACGCTGTCGCCTTTGCGTAATGCATCGACATAAACTTCGCCTTTTTCGCCCCAAGTTGTAACTCTAAACCAAATGGTCTCGCCTTCGACCCATTCATCGCCTTTGCGCTCGCGTGGAGTGTGGGCCAATGAAAAGGTTACAAGCGCAGTATCGCCGCGCCCTGTTTTTACATATTTCAACTCAGGATCAGACCCGAGGTTGCCTTTAATTGTTACTGGGATGCTCATAATGTTCCTTCCTTTAGGGATGTAATCTTACCGTCATTTTGTAATAAAACAATGCGACCGTCAGGCAAATGCATCGGCGCGTTTTCAGGATCATCCCAAGAGGCAACCATCCACCCTTTATCGGCTGCAAAAGCGGGGCGCAGGTGGATCGACTCGGTTCCAAGGTTGTGGCATTCGTGGTGAACATACATCAGGTTGCTGACCGAGTCTTTGCCGCCCCTGGACTTCAGTTTGCGATGGTGAAGCGCCATAGACTCAGAAGCGGGTCGGCCACATTTCTCGCAGTAGCCGCCCGCTCTCTGAATTACTAGGTCAACGATCGCTTGTTTAATCGTCATCCTCATCGTCTTCCCACTCGGTGGGATCAACGCTGGGATGATCAATGCGCAAAGGAAGGCCAAAAGGGGAGTCAAGACTCATTAATACCAACCTCCGTGTAAATCGGGTCCTGCTTGCTTTTTCCAAAACGCCCAGGCGTTGCAGGGAGTGCCGTAGCGCTTGTAAATATACCGAAGCCCAGCATCAATCTGAATGTGCGGGTCTTTTGGTTTGTAGGGGAACTTGTAATTTCCCCAAGTGGATGGCAAGAATTGAGCAATTCCAAAAGCCCCCGAGGACTTGTTGTGGGCGGTTGGCCGCCAGTTGCTTTCTTTCATCCACAGATCGTGCAGACACTTGAACTCACGCTTGGGGTTGAGCCACTTCAACTCAACTTTCATCGCTGCATAAACCTTCGGCGGCAAGATCTTAATCTTTTGTGCTTGGGTTAAATACGGCGCTTGCGCTTCCGCAGGTGCTGCTGCAACGAGTCCAACCGCTAATGCGGCCGCTAAGAGAACTCGCGCTGAAAACTTAACCGACTACTCCTTCTGCCCCTTTCGACAGACTTCGCAGAGTTGTTCTCCAAAATGCCACGCACCATACGCGCAGCGGTTTAGCATCTGATCCATTTACAGTTCCTCTCGGTTCGGGAATGGGTCGGGATTATTTTACCTGTAATGCTCGCGCAAGAGGTCCATCGAAGGACTTGCCATGGGCTTTGCCGCTTGGTTCAACTAGAACGATCTCTCGCTGCCACTTGGCAAACCCGAAGTCCACAAAGCGATCGTAAGCGTGAACAGCCTCGATTGCGTTGTTGTATTTGCGAGAAAAGGTTACAGAACCATCCTCGACCACTTGGATCATGTATTCATTGCCTTCAGTCATAGTGCCGTTCCTCCGTGTAATTAATTGTGTGTCCGCACTTTGCGCACTCCACATCGTTATCAATATTGCCCCAGTCATCAGTCATCAGGGTCTCTTCCCATACGGCATCGCAGGTTTTGTCACCGCAATCCCCGCAACGCTCCGCGCAAACAATCTCGCGTTCAACTTCCTGGGCATAAATACCCGATCCCATCATGCTGAACCCTGGACTCACTTGCCCACCACCCGATCAATCATGGCGCTGCAAGAGCCGTAGCCGATCGCATTGCCGTGTTCGGTCCCGACATAGCAAAGATCGCGGGTGGCGTAGCCGATCAAAAGACCCAGGATAATTGCTGGAATTACTACAAACGCCACAAACCTACGGCGGCGATAAACAGGTGCGTTATTCATTTGCCTTCCTTCCCTCGAGCCACAACCACCGATTTGACGGTTGTTTTCAACCCATAGATTGCCATGGCATCGGCCACTTGTAGCCACACCGCCTCGCGCATTAGTGCATTTTTGTGAGATTTACTGAGGGGAACCTCGGGCCTTTCGATCCCCAACTCGCCGTCATAATCGATCTCAACCTCTACCTTGAATTTATACATCAGCCCCTCCAGGTTGCGGTTTCATAGTTGGTTAAGATCAAATAGCAGTTAAATGCCCGATCCCACACGGTTTGGGTTTCGCAGTTTTGGGTGGTCAAATATGCGCGGCAGAGAAGTACGCCCATAAAGTTGTCGACCCAGTAGGCGTAACGCCAGTCCAGCATGGGCTGTGGCTCAAAGCGGTTGATCTGCTCGCGCCAATGGCCGCCCCAAGGCATCGAGGTGTGGACCAGGTTCTCAAAGTCCTCCTCGATCATGTGCAGTTTGATTTCGCTCATTTGCGCACCAGGCTTGCGTGAAGGTCCGCGCAGCGGGTGCAAACCCAGGTTTGGAACTGCTCGCCGTTGTCATATTTGAACCAACGCCCCACGAGGCGCTTGGTTTCTTTGCCGCACATTCCGCAATCGTTCATCACTTTGGCTCCGTTTTGTGACCGCAATCAGGACACTCCCAAAAGTGCTTGAACTTCTTATCTTGCCCAAAAGTCATCTTGCTGACTCCAAACATCGCTGCCTGGCACTTTGGGCATTTCAAATCTGCCTCATCGCCAACTGTTACTTTTACTGGTTCCGTCATTAGTTTGCCTCCTCATATTTGATTACTCGTGCTTCTACAACCTCTGCGTAGGTTCCAAACAAGGTGTTGTTGTTGACCGAGATGACCGCAGTCGTTTTGTCGTAATCGTTGCGCAGGTCAATCCGCACATCGATTAAGTACCCTGGGTTTTCAGCGATCGCCTCGGTTAGAAATCTCACCAACTGTGCCGCTTCGCGCTTGCTCATCTTTGTTGCCACAGTTGTTGCGGCATCTAGTTTTACTTGGTTTGTCATTAGATGGCCACCTTGTAATAAACGCGGGTGACCCGAGTGCCTGTTTTGTTTTCTAACTCAACGCAGCCTTCGCCACCGCCAAAATCAAAAGCCGCTAGTTTTGCTGGGTCAGCGTTCATGATTGTCTTGATGCGCTTTTGTCCTGCAAGCGAGTCTGTTGATGCGTAGGTTCCGCCGCAACCGCAAGCGCAACCAGTTTCACCGTTGTAAGTGTCTGTTGCGTTTTCCAACATTTGCTGTGTTGAGATCATTCTTTGTGCCTTCTTTCTCTTGGGGGCTTCCGCCCTGTTGAGACATACATTGCCATGGATTGCTGGCAAATGGAAGTATTTGTGGCACTTTTTTACATCTTTTTTACGCGTGTTTTGCTGTGAGTTTTATCCACATTCGGACAATTAGGACCTCCAAAGCCCTACTTCCAGGAATGGGGCCAAGCCGTAGATCTTTGTAGCGTTGATTTCGGTGACCTGGCCGTCATCTAAATACGCGATCGCGGTCATCGAGTCGAGAACTGCTCGGATCAACTTGTCGAGATCAGGAGCAACGGTTGGATGTAATCGTTTCACCGTTTTTGGTTTTGGCATTGAGAATAATAAATCTAACTTAACTGGACCAGGTTCAGGGGTGCATCCAGCGCGGCGTGCTTCGATCGCAATTGCAGAACGCCAAACTGCTAACTCTGCTCCCTTGTTATGAACAACATGACCGTTGAACACACGCATTGATCCTTGCGGAACAGGAAGCCCGTCTACTCTGAAACTAATCACACCTCGATTGTAACCGCATCATAGAAACATGACCATTTTTCACGGCCCTCTGCATCAACCATCGATGCATCAATGAAGCCAGCGTAGTCAGGTTCGGACACGGATTTGACCAGCCATCGATGATCGCCAATGACAACCGTGTCACCGCTCTGCACCAGGGTCGGCATAACTACTCGTGTACTCATTTCAACCTCCAAGTTGTAATGGTTACGAGAAGTGTAAGGGTTACAAGTGACTTGTGTCATCTTTTTGGCAAACTTTTCTTAAGAAACTCTCGGATGTCTGCGGGGACTGGAACCGCTCGTTGTTCGGCTTCGCGGATCTCTTGCTGCCACTTAAGATAATCCAGGCGCTCTCTTTCAGCCTTGATCTTTGACTCCTGGAGTTCCCTGGCTTTCTTTTCATCAGGCGTTAAAACGCGAGGCGGCAACGGACTGTCGGTCCAGCGATGGGCGTTGAGCCAGGTAGATGCGTGCGCCGTGAAAGATGGGTGGCGGTTCGGATCTGCCGCGTATCGAATAGCGCCTTGAATAATTACATCGGGCGCTTCCACCTTGATCGCTTTCACCCAGGCTTTCTTGGCTGCTGCTTTGCCGACCTTGATCGGATATTCACTCCAAAACAAGTCAAACTCGGATGTTTCATTGGATGGTTTATTAGGGTGGTTCATGGGGCGTGATTGTCGCCCCGTAGGTGTCGCCAAAGTCGCCCCGTTGCTGTCGTCATTGTCGCCCCGACCTTCGCGGGTAGACTCTGTGTCGCCTCGTAATTTACTGATGATAATCGTGTAACGGTGAGGGCGGCGATCCTCGCGGCAATTGGCGCTGCCCCCAGCCCCTTTCTCCATCCAAAGATAACCGCCCGCCACGAGGCTGTTCACGGCCCTTTGAACGGTCCTTATTGAGATGCTTGCCTTGGCTGCGATCGTGGCCTGTGAGGGCCAGGCTTCGGTTCCATCGTCAGATGCGTGGTCTGCGATGATCAACAACACCATTTTTTCGACCGTAGGCAAATCTGCCCGCCAACATTCCGACATCAACCGAATGCTCATAAGTTTCCCTCACTTCTTTGTAACTAATACCGAACATTGTTAAGGCTTCCAGCGCCCTGCGCAACTGGATGGGGTACTTGTCGGGTTCGGCCATTGATCGCCGCTCCAGGCTGGTCAAACCGCCCCACACCCCATAGTCCTCGTTGCCAAAGGCGTAGGACAGGCAGTCGCGCTGAATAGGGCAACGCCCGCAGATAGATCGAACTGCGTTGATGTATTGGTAGGCGGTTTGGTTCCGCTCTTCCTCCACTCGATAAAACAACTCGGTGTAAACCCCACGACATTCTGCTTGATCCCAATCTACTTGCTCATACTTGGGCATCCAATTTCTCCAGTCGGGTCGTAGTAATCGCAGTAGTTGGCGCAGAAACTTAAACGCTCGGTTGGTTCGGGCGCGGGTCCGTTGAGAGCAACAAGCGCTCTTAGATCGTTGAGCCAAGCCAAACCTTCCAGGGCCAGGTTCTCATCGTAGGGTTCAACATGGGCGCGGATCTCGGTCATAATTCCATCGCGTGGAATGGCAACCAAAGAAACATTTTTTACCTCGTGTCCGTTTTGCGATAAAAGATAACCGTAGACCTGCACCTGTAATCGCTGCTGCATCTTGGGGAAGTAACGCAAGGAGGCTTTCTTGGTTGTTTTCCAGTCGACCACCAGGCCGAGGTCTTTAATGAATAGATCAACATGGCCCTTAAGGTTCCCAAAGGTAACCTCTTGCTCGATGATGAAGTTGTCCCCAAATGGGTCCTCACGCTTGATCGAGTCTGCAATTCCTGCGTGAATAAAAGTTCCCAAAATCGAAGCAAGCGACTCCGTTTCGGTGTTGACCTTTGGGCTTTGTTTCAGGATGTGATAAACCTGGCGGCGACATCCACCGATACTTGAAGGTCCAACTTCCACCTGTTGCGAACGATCGCGCTGCGAGTCGTAGGCTTCCAGGGATTTGATAAGCATCCCTTGTAAATCAATCATCGTCTTGACCTTCCTCGTTGTCTTGGACTTGCTTCATGAACGCTTCAAAAGCGTTAAGTACCTCTTGAGGTGTTTTGTATATGTTGCTGTTCTCAGCAATGCGCTCTGCCATTTTCCAGTCGTTTGGATCAATGCTCATGACAACTCCATGCTGGATCGAACTGAGGCTGACATTGAGCGGGCGATCTCCACCTGGGTTTTCAACCGCTGCACATTTGCGCGTGCGGCTTTTACCTGGGCTTCCATGGTTGCCATCTTAAAATGCTGGTCGGCATTTTCAATAATCGCCATGTCTTCGCGCTCGCCAACCGTGTAATTCTTTCCAGTCGGTGATGACTTGCTGGCCAAAGAAATGCGTGTGCGTGCCATTGCTATTTCATACTCGGCCGTTGTCTGATGAAACTCGCGCTCGGTATCAACCAAACCCTGGTGGGCTTCATCGACTTCTTTTGATAACGCGTAAAGGCGCGACTCAATTTGCTGGGGTGTCACCACTTGGGTCATCATCGCCCGCCTCCTTTACAAGTGTCAGTCCTGCATTCTTTTGGCGCTCTTCCAACTCGATCACCTTCCTGGCATCGCTCGTTAAGTTAAATGGATCAGGAACCAACTGGAAGCCAGCCCGATCCATAGCCTCAGCCAAAACCTCGGCAAAGATGCCATCCAACTCAGCGGCAACTGCTCTGATCCCCAACTTGTTCATGTGAACCGACACCACAAAGCCAGCGCTCGGTTCAAACTTCTTTGACTTGTCACTCATCGGCTCACCGCTTTCATTATTATTTCCATCGCTTCCTTCTTGGTAAATCCTGCTTCTTGCAGATTCACATAGAGTTCATGCAAACCCACCGCAGTTTCTTTCAGGGTTAGGTTTTCCATTACAACGCACCTCCACAATGCTTACATGATTTGGTTTTACGAACTGAGGTCTTGCGACCGTTGACTGAATTTAGCCCAATGTAGATGGCACATTTACCGCGCCTCTCCGCCAAGCGTTCAATCAATCCTTCTTTGTGCAAAACAGAAAGAACGCCTGAGGCTTGGCCGTGATGCCAGCCTGTTTCATCAGCCAGTTCCTTCCAGGTCATTCCATAAGTTTTGGATGCATTAATCATCCGCAAAGTGACATTTTGACGGCCCTTTGTAGTTCCATCCATGTCTTCTTGGGCTGCGCGATCCTGGCTGGTTTGTGTTCCTGACCAGCCTGAACTTCCCGCATAGGGTGTTAAAGGCAACTCAAGGTTGTCGATCACGCGCTGAGTTCCGCAACGCGTGCATTGATTACATCCTTCAGGGTGGTTCCGTTTACTGGCGCGTCAATAATCTCGGCGCTTCCAGTCCACAACTCACGCAACTTCTCTTTGTCACTCATCGCTGCAACCGTCTGAATGGCTGCCTCAGCAAGTTTCAACTGATCATCAGTCCAGGAGAGTTTCTTAACTGGTGCTTTGCGTGGTTCTGCTTTGTAGCGTTCGACCTTTTGCATCTCTTCCTGGGATGGGCGCTTGCCAACTGGTGCGCCAAGGCAAAGAACGGAGTTGCTTATGCATCGCCCAATTGACGAGGTCTCGCAGTTCTCAAGGGCTGATGTTTTATTTACAAACCCAGCGCCAACAATCTCCTCCGCATAGCCAGTTGAATGCGGCGTGCTGTCTTTTGGATCAAGGTAAAGGAATGTCTTACAGATGAAGCGGCGCTCATCCTGATAGATCAGGTCTGTAAGCAATCGGGCTGTTGGGTATTTTTCGTATAGACGGCGTAGACGCGCTTCGACCGTTTCGTAATCCTCAAGGCTGTATTTCTCGGCCATGAGCCTTCCTTTCTGTAGGGGGGCTTTCGCCCTTGTAGGGCATACCTTGGCACACCGATCCGACAATTGGAAGGACCCTCAAATGGGCGCGGCGGATACATTACACGCGGGATTACAGGCATAATTTCGGCAAGGGGGTCCACCATGGCTTATTCACAAATCTCTATCCGTCTAGGAGGCCTTGCCGTTGAATTGGGAACCGAGGCCCAATATCCCGACATGGTTACCGATCTAACTAGTCGCTGCTTGCATACATTCAAAGAAGCAATGGATAAAGCAAAAGAGAACGGCATCGATGTTGCTGACATGAGATTAATAACCAGCGACTACGGTGACGACTACGAGGATGATTAGTCCAGCCAAACTTTGTACGCGGCGGTAACTCGACCTTTTACTGGATCGATGAAGTGCAAACGCTGTGATGGAGTTGCACTTGCTGCAAGCATCACACCTGCATAACGATTGTCGGACTCGGTTGAGCCTGTTTGATACACCGCTCCTAGTCCGTTGGCCATCGACCACTCGGCGTGCGTGTGATAGTGGCCAATATAAACATCTCTGAACTCCCAAGGGTAAGAACCCGAGCGCCACTTGTTTGCGTGTTGGACTATCGCACCAGGGGAAGCAAAACCGTTGCGCCCAACTTCATCTCCGTGGATCAACAGCGCTCGGTAGTTGCCGATCTCGATGCGTTGAATATCCTCGGGGCAGTCCTGCCACACCAGGCGCTTCTCCCCTTGAAGCAACTGATGGGCTAATTCATAACACATACGGTCAAAGTTATCTGATCGCGGAACATTGTCGCGTTTTGATCCGATACGACCATGGTTACCCCACTCGGGAACTACGGTGACCTTTTCATAATTGGCCAGGGCAAACCTAACAACATCCACGCAAAGCCGTGAAACATTTACATACTGCTCAAATAAAGTGCTGTCGATCTCGAACGCTTGGCTTGGAAAGTTGAACAAGCCTTCAACCATGTCGCCGCCAAAAGCAATGGTTACTTCTTTTACAGGGTGATCAGCGCGTTGAATGTCGGTGATCCTGACGGCTTTCTCCGCAAATTCCATCACGCGTCTGCGCATAATTTGCGAGTTATAACTGACGGTTCGTTTGGCCCCTTGCCAATCCGTCATGTGCCACAGCGCAACTTCGCCTTTTGCTTTGCGTTTATCCACAGTCACGGCTGGAACTGGGGGTATCTTTCCAAAAGTAAGCATCGCGTCATAGGCTGCTTGGCGAGTGGCAAAGACCAGGTCCTCGTTGCGTTCTTTAGATTGTTTCAGTTGCTTCTGCAATCGAAGCATGGCCTGGCGTAATTCTTTTACATCGTTGGACTCTACGCCTTCGGGCATCTCATCAAATTGATCTTTAAGACTCATCGAGAGCGATCCGTTTCCCTAGTTCCGAATAGCCCGCTTTGTCCTGCCAAGAGTCCTCATGCATCGGGTTGATCGCGCAACGAATGGTCTTGAGGAAGTCCATCATCAGGGCGACTTGGTAGGGCGGAATGTCCTCGATGTTAAGGATCGCGCCCCAACCTCTGCCAACAGCCGTGAAGTTATCAACGGCCTCGCCATACATTCTGCCGCGTTCTCTGAGAAGGTCATCTATTCTTTCGGACATCTGCATGTGCCGTTTCTATGAAGTCGGATCGTGTCGGAACTGCACTTATGCCCATCTGCACGCAGGGCTTGAACAATGAGGTTAGTTGGGTAGTTCTTTGCCCACGCATTATCAAGAGCCTTTTGGTCCTCTTTGCTTAGTTTGTTATACAAATCCTGGTAGGCACAATATTCTGAGCCGCGCCTAATTTGCCTTTTGGACAAGATTTCTATGAATTTATCATTCAACATAATGATGCCTCCTTGAGCCTAAAGGGTACCTTAACAGTTTACAAAGAGAAAGCACCCGACCTCGGGAGAGAGTCGGGTGCAATTCGCTGGGTTTACTTGGTTTTCTTTTTAGACTTCTTAGCGAGCGCTTTGATCTCAACATCAACAGCGTCAGCGATAAAGCCAAACGCTGGGTCCTTTGGATTAATTGCGCGGATCGCTGGGCCAGCAACTGCGGCTAGACCCGCAATAAGGATGGCTTTCAGATCGGTTTCCCCTGCTGAATAGACGGCGATCGCCGCGACTACAAAGGATCGTGCGTATGACTCAAGTGCTGCTTTTAACTTTGCGTTCATTTGGTCTCCTTGAACTTTGGTTTACCGAAGCCCACAATTGCTACAGGCTGCGATTTGACTAATTTACTGCCGTTCTTTTTCTTATAAGCGCGAACCTTCAAGCAGCATTCGCCGCCGTTTCTTTGGTTGCCTTTCTTATCAGGGCTGGTATTTCCCTCCACGCAAGTGATCGTGCCGTTGCCGTTGTCTTTTACAACAATTCCAACATGGGAAATGCGGTCGATCCCATCGCCTGGGAAGTCAAAGAAAACAATGTCGCCAGGTAGCGGAGTTGCTTCCTCGGCCGCTTGCCATTGGCCTTTATCCAGGAACGCCTTTGCTCCTGCTTGAGTGGAGACGCAGTTTGGGATCTTTAGCGCTACTTGATTTGCACACCACATCACAAACGATCCGCACCAAGGTAAGAAGTTGGCCTTGGTAAAAGCGCCGTACTTGGTTTCGTTATCTTTTGGCCCTTCAATCGTGCCGACTTCCTTCAGCGCAACTGCCACAAACTCATCGCGTTGGCTCATCGATTTCGCCCTCCTTTGGCTTTGGTTTAGATTTTAGCCCATTCGCACTTAAGATGCCTGAAAGGGTGCCAGTTAGAAACACGCAAAGAGTCGACACTAGATCTATGAACGCCGCATCGTTGGGGGCTTGAGCCATAGGTTGCGTCACAAATACCAACGCGTAAAGCATGGCAAAGACCGATCCTGCAAATACCAACGCAAGCAGGATGCCAATCGTGACGATCAGGCGAGCGTGCAATTCCTCGGGTGTGAGTCTTTTTCTAGCCATCGGTTTCCACATTCGGTAGTAGGTCCTTAGTGCATTGACCGACTGCTTCACATTGCGGTGGATTACATTCAGCCTTGGCCCAGTTTTCATACTCTTGGCAAGGATAGCGAGTGTAGCCCTGATACCCACAGCCAGTCAGACTAAGCGCGATTAACAAGGAGGCGATAAATCTCATCAATACGATCCTCTAGTCGTTTGATTGTTGCGCCCTGTCGGTTCTGTTCATCGCGAAGGCTTGCTCCGCCATTTGGTTTCAATTCGGACAGGTAGTGCTTCACTAAGAAGCGCACCGCAATTGCCAGCGATCCCAAAAGGGTGCTGACGGCAACTCCGATGCCAAGCCATTCATTAGGTGTCATGTTGTAATAATAACAATTATGCAATCAAAGCAACGCCATTTATAACAATGGTTGAAGTTGCATCTAGAACGGCTGGCTTGTTATAAGTTACAGTATCTGATCCACCGTTTGAAGTTGGATGCCACAAATACATCTTGTTATCACCCTGGGCTATCACTCCAAAGATAGTGTAGGTCGTGCCTCCATCTGTAATTGCTCCAGCCGACACAACCTCATGGGCAAAGGTTGGAAATCCTGCGGGCAACTGAAAGTAGATCTGCCCTGTTCCCCAGTTGGTCACGGTCGTTCCCAAAATCTCTGCGTAGGCTGTGATCATCTTGCCAATACGCTGCGACTCAATTGTTATCGGTTGCCCAGTAAAAGTGATGTTGTTGTTGACCGTTTTCAGCGTGGCATTTGTGGTTACAACAATTGATGTTCCCAGGTTGTTATCTGCAAACTCGATCCAGGCTGTGCCGTTCCAATACTTCATCAAATCCTCGGTGTTATCAAAGATGATGTCGCCTACGCGTGGGTAGGTTGGCTCGCTTGGAACATCAGGGGCGGTGAAGCGCTGCGCCGTTTCCAGTTTGCGCAGTCGGCTGTCTAGATCGGCAAACATCTGCTGCAAGGCTGGTGGTTGGTTGATGTAGGCCATTACGCTTCTCCTGAACCTTGGGTCAAAGTAAGAGTAGCGCGTTCAGGGCCATCCTCACCAGGCTGCACCGAGATACCAACAATGCGGTAGATCGCATCTAAACCTTCGGGGAAGCGGTTGTCATAGATCATCACACGCGCATCATCGCCTACTTCATAGGTCCCATATTCGGGAACTACATACGGCGGCACTACCATTTTGATTGTTGTCGGCGGATAAGACACGGCGATCACCTGGGCTGCGGCCAACTCATCAAGCACCGTTTGATCGGTGATGTCGGAGTAGTTGGCCTGATCCTCAAGTAAAGGCCAGCCATCAAGAAGGAATGAGGTGTTTTGCGCTGTGGATACCAACTTGCCCTCATTAGAACCCGCGCCTAAAGCGTAGATGGTGTTGGCCGCAATTGATCCATCCTCGGGATACTCGTACTCGACCACATTGCCCGCAGGGAACTGAAAGACAACAGCCTCGGGATCGTTGGGGTTGTAAGGAGTTCCGCTTCGGGGAAAGTAAGTGTTGAAGGCCTTAGTTGGAAGCCCTGTAATGCCGTCATATTCGATGTCAATGTCAAAGTCGAACCCATCATCCTGGCGAGATAAATCCTGGATGGCATTAAAGACGGTCTTGAGTTCGTAGTCGTAGTAGACACGATCTACCAAAACACCTGAGGAAGTTTGCCCTGCGGTATTGTAAAGAATTCCAATGTCACCATACGGCTCGTTTTGCGCATCCTCAATGAGGGTCTTTGCGATCACCAACTGGTCGGTGTTGTTAAAGTTTGTGGTTGTTGTGATGCGGCGGCGCTCAAAGTAAGAGATCCATTCGCGGGCTGTGAAACTGAGAGTCTGCTCGGTGCTGTTATAAGTGCGACCCCAAATAACCCCACCCCATACCAGGATGCCGTTGCGGTCGACATAAATGCCGCACTTGCCTGGGATCGTTGAAGCATCAATGTTGAAGGCTGCGGCGTTTAAGCCTGAAAGCAAAAGGTGGCCCGAGAAGGTTCCAGCCTGGTTTAACTGCTGCGTAAAGCCAACCCCTGTAAGGGGCAACTCAGCAATGATCGTGTTGGTAGGAAGGTCTACAAACAGATAGCGGTATGTTGTTGTTGGCATACCACTAGATTACCAGTACGGCTGCTTCATCCTCTGTTAGGGGTTCTCCAGCGACAAGTTTTGCCTTTGCGGACTCTTTAAGAGCCTCTTTTGCGGCAGCATCTTGTTCGCGTAGCAGTTGTTGTTCAGCAGCCTCTGCCTGGCGTTGATCCATTTCTGCAATCTCCTGCGGAGTTAGATCAACATACTCTTGTGTGCCTTTCTCAAGGTCCACAATCAATTTCTTAGGTGTGTCAGCCATTTACAATAGCCTCCCAATCGGTAGTTTCTTCATTCCAGGTATACATAACACCGTCAGTTGGGTAAGGCACAGGGGCCTCCCATTGACAGGTGTCTTCGTTCAAAATCCAAGATGCAAAAGGCTGAGGCGCGATGAAAGCGTCACGATCAGCATCAAAAGTAAAACCTATCCCTGCGTAGTTCTTTCTGATTCTAGCGTTGTAACTTGTTTGCACCCATGTGCCGCCAAGTCCAAGATCAACAGACAAGAACTCATGCCCACGGTTTTCTTGCGCGTCAGGTACAACAAGCACCTGTAGCACTACACCGTTTTCATCTACTTCTGCAAAATGCGCCATGTGATCTCCTTATGCCACAGTATAACGAACTATAACAATACCTGAACCGCCTGATTGCACATAACCACCACCGCCGCCACCCGTATTAGCGGTACCCGCAGTAGCACCAGTTGCTTGTGGCAAACCACCTGTTCCGCCACCACCTAATCCTCCTGTGCCTCGAGTACCAGCATCGGCACCACCCGCACCACCACCAGCGTAATAACCGCCGTTAGCGCCTGTTCCTGTAGGTGTAGCGAAAGCGGTTATTTGTACTCCATTACCTCCATTTGGTAACGAACCAGCCGCACCAGCACCACCACCACCACCAGCATAATAATTAGGTGCCGCAGTTGTAGGACCACCACCACCATAACCTTGATTAGCGGTTCCAGTACCAGCAGAAAAAGATGCACTATAAACGCCTCCACCTGATCCGCCATTACCACCCGCACTTCCAGCACCACCGTTACCACCTTTACCTCCGCCTACAGAAGTAACGGTGGTAAGACCGCTGCCCGCAATTGATGAATTGTTGCCATTAACTGTACCTGCGCCACCTGCGCCTACGGTGATTGTATAAGCCACACCACTTGTCATGGAAATAGCGGACTCAAGAGATCCTCCGCCTCCTGTTGCGCCAACGGTAGAACGCAAACCACCTGCTCCTCCGCCAGCACCATTAGATATGTCACCCGATCCGCCGCCACCTGCAACTACAAGATAACCACAACTTAATGTTCTGCTAGGAGTAAATGTTCCTGATGAAAGAAACGCGTGGTACCAATAAGTACCGTCTGTTTGAATAATGTCTCCACCTGTTGCTTTAGGAGCAATAACAGGATCAACACCAAGTTTGGCTATGCCGTAGAGGTAGAAGGTTGAATATTGCGCAAAATTTGTGCTGCCATAAATTTGAATAGAAGTGATTGCAGAATTCTGCGCCCATAATCCAGCCTCAAGACGCATGAAAGCAGCCACTGCATTCTCTTCTTCGACCGTGTCTAAGGAGAAAGTCTTGCTGCTGCTTGAGGTGTAGTTAGGAATGTATAAGGCGCTGTTGCTGAAAGTGTTAGCCGTTGATGTGTTTCCATTTGTCACCATGGCTTCGGTGAATGCGTTGGCGTTTGCAGATTGCGCAGCGGTAGTACTTGTTCCGCTGCCTTGAATATAACGCCAACTGTAATTTGCGCCAGTATTGTTGTTAAATGTCATGTCGATGGCTTCAATACCTGATGCCGTCAAGCGTGTGCTACAAACAAGTTGTAGATCCGTGTAACTTTGTGGAATGTTGGCAAAGTTAATAGACGCAACACTTGTTGCGCCAACAACTACCTTTTCTAATAATGTGTATGTATCTGGCATTAGACCGCGTACCTCACTATCACTAGACCTGATCCACCATTAGCACCTGTTGCGTTATTGCCTGATGATTGATCCCAACCACCAGCGCCACCGCCACCGCCAGTATTAGCAGTTCCTGCGGTTGGTGCAATTCCAGTTCCGCCGTAGCCATTATCTTGACCGCCGTTACCACCACCACCATTGCCACCCAAGCCGCGTATTGCTCCGCTAGAAGTGGACATTCCGTTACCGCCACCACCGCCAGCAAACCAAAAAGTTCCGCTTACATTTTGACCTGTGCCAGTTGTTGAACCCCATGAAGAATAAGTTGTTGTTCCTGCTCCACCTGCACCACCTTGGTTATTTGTTCCTGCGGCTCCCACACCACCAGCGCCGCCGCCTCCACCTGCTGAGTAAGAAGTACCACTTTGGTAACTAGCACCACCATTGTTGCCTTGTCCTGATGTAGCAGTTCCGCCCGCTAGATTATTAGTTGTACTTGATCCACCGCCACCTGAACCACCATTACCGCCTACTTGAAAACCTGATTGGTAACCGTTACCGCCATAACCTCCACCAACGGCAGCCGTTAATGAAGCAAATTGTGAGTTATTTCCATTTGTAGATTGCGTCCCTAGGGTGTTACTCGTTCCGCGTACTCCACCAGCACCAACTGTTACAGAATAACCAGTCGCACTTAATGATTGCGCTGCAAGATAAGAAACCCCACCTGCTCCGCCGCCACCTGCAATGTTGTACCCGCCACCGCCGCCACCTGCAATTTGTAATACATCACAAGACAATGTAGATGAAGGTGTAAAAGTACCTGATGATCTAAACGCGTGATACCAATATGTTCCGTCAGTAGCAACAACATCTCCACCAGTTGCTTTGACTCCGCTTACTACTGCGGCTGTAGCAACCCCGTACAAAGAAAATGTTGATCCAGCAGCAAATGTTGTGCCACCAATGCCTAAAGTTACAGATGTAATTGCATTAGTATTTGACCAAAGAGAAGCAACTATTTCTGTGCCAGGATAAGTAGTGTTGCCTGGTACAGAGTTACTGCGAGATAAAAGTGTTTTGAATGTTGTTGAATTAGAATAATTTTGTATTTGCGCAATAGCATTGTAACCACGTTGGGTTCCTGGTGTTGTGAAATAACCAAGGTAACCAAAATTATTATTAGCAATGCGACCGCTTACTGCGTTAGAGCCATCGGTGTAACTGTAAGTAAAACTGTAATTATTGCCTGTGTCAGAATTAAAGCGTATTGATAAAGCATTACTGGTAAGACCTGAGATCACATCAGAAACAATAATGAGATCGGTGTAGGCAGAACTGATACTGCTGAAAGTTACAGTTGACTCACCACCAACGGTTGTTGTGGTTGCTAAAGGCGTGTATGTGGTTGGCATTTATTTACCCTTTAATTCCGTACAATGCAAACTGTGAGTTTTGCGCTAAAGGCTGATCAGGGTTGATCAAGATACTGGTCACGGCCGAAGTGTCTACCCATACGAAGCCTAATAAAATTGTTTGACCCGCTCCGTTGCTGTCATAACCAAATAAAGTTCTAACAACTGTGTTTTTGTTTGTATTAGCGTAATCCAAAATATCAATTACGCCAGTTCCAAATACTCCTGAAGTACGATTAGCACCTGGCAATTGGCCAATTCCTCCACCAACAGTGCTAGTGCCATTGTAGCCATTTACTGATGTGAAAGTAGATCCAGTACCAATAAGCGCATGACCACCGTTATATTGGTAATTTGCATCTGAATTATTAAATTTAACATAAAGCCCAACATCATTTGAGGCACTTGTTACCCGACCTATGTAACGAATTTGTAAATGAGTGTAAGTTTGAGGAATTGATCCAAAAGTGATTGTGGTTAATCCACCGCTTGGAACCGTTGCTACAGCAATAGGCTCGTACGCACCAACAACACCAGTTCGCCCTTGCTGGTTTGATGAAGCAATAATTCCTAAGACTGGAGTCATGCGATGTCTCCTGTGACATACCAAAGATCAGTTGAGGCTTTGATCAGCGTGGCTGCTGAGTATTGCGCTCTTAACTTTGGCGCTATTGCTGACGCTCCTGTTGAACTGATTGTTGTAGTTCCGCTTGATGCGGCTTGAATTGTCACCTGCCCTGCACCGATCTGAATGATGTTGATCTGAGTGCCTGTCGGAAACGCGGTAGTTGCGTTTGTTGGGATTGAGTAAGTCTGAGCGGCTGCGTTAGAAGCCGTTACCAATTTGCCATTATCGGTCAAAGCAAAAGTGTAGGTTGTTCCAGTTTGCGCGTTTAGCGCCAGGTTTATGACAGGCGCAGTTAAAGTCTTATTAGTAAGAGTTTCGTTTCCTGTTAAAGTTACATCTCCAGCGCCTGTGTATGCTAAAGAGTTCCAGGCGGTTGATCCATTACCAATCTTGACTTTGCCTGTGTCGCTTTCATAACCCCACTCGCCAGCAGCAAGCGTTGGGTTAGCCGAAGTCCATTGAGCGGCAGTTCCCCTGCGTACTTGGATTTGTGTTACAACTGCCATCAGGGAGTACCTCCGTTAACTGTCTGTGTCGAAGTCGTAGTCGGATCGCCACCATTGTATGGGGCAATGCTATCAAACACACCCGCATCAACTTCGGTCAAAGGTGGCACGCCCATGGCAGACCACGCTGATCCTGTATAAACCTTTAGGCCTTCGGTTGTATTGTAGTAAAGATCGCCAGCCCGCAAAGTTGGCGTTGAAATGTCTGTGGCTGAAACAGGAACATTTGTAGGCGTTAAGGCTAAACGGCTCATGAAATGTCACCCACAACTAGCCAAGTGTTGCTGGCTGTGCAAATAGCCGTGGCTGTTGAATATTGCGCTCGCAACTTTGGAGTTGCTGCTGTTGCACCCGTTGAAACAACCGTCACGCCTGTGTCGCCCTGGAATGTCACTTGCCCTGCGCCTAGTTGAGCGAAGTTGATCTGTTCACCTATTGCATAAAGTCCTGCTGCAATAGTGACGGTGATTGCTGAAGCGTTTGTTAAAGTTACCAATTTGGCGGAAGCATCTGCGGCTACTGTTGTGTAGGTCGTGCCTGTTTGTGCATTTACAGTCAGTGTTGTTGCCGCTTTGTAATCTAAAGATAAAGTGACCGAGCCGCTTGATCCACCGCCTGAAAGACCTGTGCCAGCGTTGACTGCGCTGATGTCGCCCGACTCGGGGATGTTAGTTGTTACCAAAACGCGAGTGTCGGTGATGTTGGCGTTTGTGATTGCGGTAGCGCCAGCGCCGACTGCCACGGTTGCTAAAGAGATGGAGTTGGCTGGAAGGCTTGGGGCAACAGGCGATCCCGCAGGGGTTCCAGCAACTGCCTGGATCACCACATTGTTCAGCGATCCTGTGTAATAAGCGTCATTCACAGTTGCGCAAATAAGGTCAATGCGTGGGTTTGTTGGATCGGCGGTGTTCAAAGAAAGAACAACACTTGCATCGTTGTAAGTTACATAAGTTCCCATGTTGGCTTGCGTAGTTCCAACAATTGCAGCCCAGCCCGATGCAACAACAACAGAAAGACCAGGAGGTGTGTTTTGCGTGACAGCCAAAGAAGCGCTATTGATAATACCTGTGGTAGCCCAAAGCGCCTGGGTTGTTAGGCGATCGTTCTCAGCAGGATGTGATCCGTTCTGCAACCAACTGGGCGGGGTTCTAACTGTCATTTATTCTCCTAAATGTAAGCCGATTGCCAAGTCACGGTCGCACCTGTCACACCCACTACTGTACTACCTGCGTTGCCTGTTAGGTAGAACAAGTTAGTCCCTGGTTGCGCAGAGAACCATTGACCCGAAGCCAGCAAGTTTCGAGCAGGGTTTCCGTTCAAAGTTATCAACTTATTGTATAAGTCAATTGTTAGAAAATCTGTGTTGGTCAGCGAGCAAGTAAAGTTCAACGCCAAGCCTTCGGTTTGGTTGCCAAGGATCGGGTTAATGATTGGACCGTTTAGCACGATCGTTGGGTAAGTTTCAGTCCAGCCGTTGTTCTCAATGTTGGTTGTGATCAAGACCGAGCCACCGCCATAAACTAAGTTATAAATGCGGTTATAAGTGCGGCCGCCTGGCGGGGTGTAATTTAGGGTTGCGGTCTGAATATTGGAGTCGTAATACCGTGGATCGGGGCAAAAGAAACTGACCTGGGCCACGATGTATCCATAGGTGTAGTCGGGGTCTACGGAGGCACTTAAGCCGCGTACGCGGGCGTTTATGACCTGCTCCCCTGCCGCATTGGACAAGATAAAGTAAAGGGGCGTAGTGCCGCTTGCCTGGGGCAAAAGGGCCAACTGTAGGGTGTTGAAGTTGGCTTGAGCCGATCCCTGGCTGTTTCCCAAGATCTGAACCAGCATTGTAATGTATCGGCCGCCCAAGAAATCACGGCCCGAGAACATACCGTCTGCGTAGCCTCGGTTGTCGTCTTGGGATCGGATGCCAGGCAGCCCTTCCAACCCATCAACGCTCAAGATCTGATAAGGCGATCCAGTTCCGCCAAAGACCTGATTATTAAAGGAGAACGAATAATTAGCAATTACGGCTGGCATTAAGTCACCTGCATTCCATATTTACCGCCTGTGCCACCGCCACCGCTAGGCTTAAGAGTGATGGTTCGGGCCTTGATCGAAGCCGCGCCTATAGCGCCGCTTTCACCAGCGGCTAGTTTACTTGGAGCGGTTGGTACCACAACATTTCCAAACTTGATGGCATTCACCACGCTTGTTGTTGTTGCATAAGGATCAGAAAGATTAACCCCAGTAATACTAATGTTGTTGTTTGTGGTTGGACCATAAGGCGTGGTTCCAACTCCACCGTTTGAATTGAATGGCCCTGCTGTAACAAATGGAGACTTCGGAGCAGACGCAGCGGCAGAATAAGCGGCGTTGGCAGAAGCCAAAGCAGCAGTTGCGGCAGCCACAGCAGCCAACTGAGCCTTTAACGCAGCCAACTTCTGTGCCGTGGTTGCAGAGATTTCATCAATAGCCTTTTGATACGCAAGTTGCGCATCGATCAGGGCCTTTTGCAGAACCTTTTGCGCTTCTGCTAATCCTTCATTGAGTTTCTTTTGGGCTTCCTCGCGGGCCTTCTGTAATATTGCAGCCGACTCAGCAAGAGAAGCCTCAAGGCGAGCCTTGGCTTCTGCAATTGCGGTCTGTAGTTGAGTTGCGGCTTCAAGCATACGGGCATCACGCTCAACCTTGGCTTCGGTCATTGCGCGTGCGTACTCAGCGTTAGCCTCTGCTAAGGAAGCCATCAACTCTCGATCGACTTCTGCCAGCGAGTTCTTTAGATCAATGGCTACCTGGTCATAGGCTTCGCGCAACTCTGAGGTAGCAAGATTGGCTCCGTTATTCATGGACTTGGCTAATCTGTCTAAACCTGTGTTTTGAATACCCTCAAGATCCATAAAGGTCTCGCGGATTTCTTTCTGTTGCTCAGGTGATGATTTTTTTAACTCATCAATCATCTGATTGCCAACTTCAGGTCCAGCCTTTACAACTTGCTCGATAAAGGTCTGTGCGTAACCTTCGCCCGCAAGATAGGCAGCGCCCTGCTGTAGTTTCTTTGCCGCCTCAAGTTCCTTTTTCATTTGATCCAGGAAGCCGCCTGAAGTCTTGCCCTTGAAAGCCTCGCTTAAACTGAACGATGTACCTGATGCAAAGGCGCTACGCAAGCGATCCACAGATTGCTGGATAATTGAGGCTTCCTTCTCGGCAGCCTTAACTCGTAGATCAGCAGCCTTGGTCGCGGCAGCCTCTTTGAGATCAGTCAACTTTCTTTGAAGCGTTGCTTCTATCTCGGCTGTTTTCTTTGCGTAATCTTTTGCGATGTTAACCATCTCAACGGTGTGAGTCTTTTGAGCATCCTCTACAGCAGCGTTGTAAGTCTTTTGCGCATCAGCGCGGCGCTCGCGATCGGCTTCCTCGGCATCAGCAATTGCTTCTCCATAGGCCTTTTGTAAATCAGCCACCTTTTCTTGATACTTCTCATGCGCTTCAATTTGCTTTTCAATATAAGCCGTCTCAATTTCAAGCATTTTTTCAGCGCGTTCTTTGGCTTTATCAGCCGCTTCTTTTGCGGCCGCTGCCGTTGCTGCATCAACACCGCCTGGCTTATCTTTTGCGCCTTTGGTTGCTTTGTCTACCTTCTTACCATTCTTTTCAGCAGCAGCGCCCATCTTGTCTAAGCCAGCAGAGAGTTCCTTGGCTTTATTTGCGGCAGACTTAGCAAAATCGCTGATGCCGTTTAAGCCTTTATTCATGATGTCCAGGCCAGCCTTGGCATATTTGCCAACTCCTGGAAGTTTAGAAAGAGCGGTCAAGAAGGCACGCAACGGTCCCGTGACCACTTTCATGATTGCTTCAAAGACCTCGCCAACCATAGGAATAATTGCGGCAAAAGCGTTGAGAGCAACTTTGGCTACAGCGATCACGGCTTTTCTAAAGGCCTCGTTGCTATTCCACAGTTTTACCATTGCAGCAACAAGAAGTCCCACGGCGATCACAATCAAGCCGATCGGGTTCAGTTTCTGAACTAAGTTGAGTATTTTCTGCTGGATAATTGCGGCTTTTATAATGACCGTGTATGCACCCCAGGCAGCGCCTAACACGCCCACGGTGATCGCAAAGGCTTTGACTTCGGCTTGGTTGTTCTTAAAGAACTCGCCAACCTTAGTAAGAACAGGGATGAGCAGGTCTAATATTTTTAACAACCCACGGAAGGCTGGCATCAAGGCATCGCCAAGCGCGACCTTTGCATCCTCCATTTTGGCTTGCAGGGTTTTCATCGTGTTGGCGGTTCCATCGGCGGTGCGGGCGTAGTCGCCTTGCGCAAGTGCCGTGTCTTTTAAGATTAATGAGTAGGCCGCTTGAGATTTGATAGCAACAGGCAGAGTTCCGCTTGTTGTTTTGATCAGACCCATTCGCAAGGCTTCCTCTTTCAGACGAACTTCTGAAAGGGCAACACCGAACCGCTTGAGAGGTTCTGTTTCACCTGACAAGCCTGAACGCAAAGCGGTGATGGCTTGATCGATGGAAGTGTTGTTGAACGATGCCATGTCCGCAGCCAACTGAACAAGGCTGGTAGACATCTTTTGAGACTCTGCTTGGCCCAAACCAAATGCCTGGAATAAGTTGCCGTAAGTTCCAGCCGCTTCCAAAGCAGCCTGGTTCGAGATACCTAAGTTTTGCGCAGCGCTTTTACCAAAAGCCTCAACTTCAGCCGCGCCCTCACCAAATACAACCTGCACTTTAGACAAGGACTCGGCCATATTGCTGGCCGCCATGATCGACTCCTTGGCAAAGGCTGCAACTTGAGAAGCCGCAAATGTGGTACCAAGTGCAGCGCCGACCTTCTTAAGGTTGCCCACAAAGTTGCTCATGCCTGTGCTGCTCTTTTTTACATTGTCATCTACGCCCTTGATCGCGGACTGTGCTTGAGCAAGGCCTGTCTTTAACTGACTTACATCGGCTACGAGTTGGATAAGTAGCGGAGGAAGCGTAGATGCCATCTCTTATCCCCTCAGGTATTGCACGAATGCGCCAGTAAATGTCCTGTTAAGTTTACCTGATTGTTTCAGGCTTTCGGCGGCAGGAGCAAGGTAAGGGTATTTTACTCCCGACTTCCATTCGGGGAGTCCTAATTCAACGGCGCGTGCATAAACCATCGAAGCGCCAACCTCTGCAACATAAGCATTACCGAAGCCGATCTTTGTCTGCGAATAAATAGAACGGCGCAAGTTACCTGTCATCACATTCGGACCAGGTCCAGTTCCAGGGATGTGGCCTTGACCTCGCGGGTGCGTTCCTGTGTTTGCGTTCTTTTTGGCCTGGCGTTCAACTGAAGCCGCAGCCATACCGATCGCATAACGAGCGGCGTTGTTTAGATCCGCTTCTGTTCTATTAAAGGCAGCCAAGAATTGAGCCAGGTTTGTGAACTCAATGGTCACTCTCGCACCTCGCTTTGCATCTTAGTTACAGTTGCTGCTATTCCCAACAACCAATCAGCGGTCCCTGCGGGTAGATCATCCACTTGCGCGGGTGTCCATCCAAAGCGATCAGCGAACTGAAAGTAGTACCACTCCTCATCGGGGTACTCAAGATCAGGTCGGCGTTCGCCACCCTCAAGCCACCACCTTAAGCGTTCGAGTTGTCGGTACCCGCTTTTGGGTCTTGCTCGTTCTCAGGTGTGTCGCCTAAAGATGGGAACAGATACTTCTGCGCATCCTTTGTAGCGTCAACCAAAGCATCGTAATCAGCCATTTCCAACTCATCCAAGTTGTCGATCTTGAGAGCAGGGATAAGAAGGTCCAAAGACCAGTCCTCAATAAGCATCGCAATCAAAGCATCGCCTAAAGCCATGGCGCGAGTTAGATCTCCGCCTTCAACATCTGCTGTCTTTAGCACGCGCTTGCGATCCTTGACGCGTAGTGATTTTGGGTCCTTCATTGTGACGGTTACGCCCGAAGGTAGTGTTATTTTCTCAGCCATTTTTGCCTCCATTAGTTTGCCTTCCTCAGATCATAACTTATTGGGGAGCAGGGGGCGGGATGGCGGGAAGGCGTACGCCATCAACCAATCCCCCTGCTCTTGACCTTATGCGTAGGTTCCTGATGCTTTCGCGTTCTGTAGAACCCACTTGATTGGCGCAAAGCCGCCTGTTGATCCAGCGTCAGTTGTATTTCCCTGGCCGTTTAGATCGATGGAGACCTGCACAAAGTCCTCACCGCGCTCAATAACGGCTGCTGTATAAGCGCCCTTAGTGATTGTGGCTTGGAGTTGAACTGCTGCTGCGCCCGCGCCGTATGCCCAGTTAAGAACGATGGCTGGCTGGGAGTTGTTGAGGTAGCGAGTTAGTTCTGTGTCATCCTCCATGATGAAGGTGATCTTGCCTGTTACCTCTAGAGGTCCCAAGAAAATGTTGTATGGGTTCTGAGTTGCGCTGATGCCATAAACAGGAGTGACTGAACGAACCATGTCGATGTTTCCAGTCATTGAGTTGGAAACCGCTGTGCCGCCGATGCTTACAGTTCCTCGCCATACCTGTGTTGGTAGAAGCGTTGAGAATGTAGGTGTTGGATCAGAAACTGCTGATGATTGCCAGCCTGTTGTCTTTGTATCGTACTCAAGCATTCCGTCAGCGTTGAACTTCAAAGAGAAGTCGCTGAACTGGCAGCCTGGGTATGAGCGAACATCTGCTGCGTAGAAGTCAGTCAATGTGTATGAAATCGGCTGATCGTCTGCA